GTCATCGGCAAGAGCCTTGTAGAATTCCAGGGAATCCTGCATGTTGTTGATGAGGTTGTTGTCAACCTCCGCATTGTACTTTTTCTTGGTGAAAAACCATCCGGAGAAACCGGAGATGATGGTGGTCAGCAACCCACCCAAAATTGCAATCCAGGTATCCATGTCAGTAGATCATAAAGTCATCATTGAAATCCGCATTGAAATCCGCAAAGTTCTCCGGACAGAGAGAACCCACAGGGACGGACAGGGTGACATTGCAGAAAACACCTGCACATTCATCGGTGAATCTCTGATTGAACACCTGGAATGAGTATGAGGTCTCCGAATAGATCCCCAGGTCATCCAATTGGCGGATGATGTTGTCCAGGGTCTGAATCCCCACGGATTGAATCTCAATCTGATTGGATCTGTCATTCTTGAGCCTGTCCACATAGAACAGGGTGAATGCATAGGTGATGAAATTGGAGTCAATGGAGGTGGAGTGCTGCCCCTGGACAAACGCAAAGACACCATACCTGGCATCCGCCTTGGCATTGAGACGGAAAATGTCATTTTCCACAACCATCTTGATGGATGGCTGATGGGAGGCAATCACCTCCATTGTCTTTATTGTTTCAAGGAGAGTCATCTTGTTTGGATTTTTGTCAAATATTTCCTATATTTCACCATAATTAAATATTTGAATTTATGGGAATTCCCCTCAATAAGGTCTCTTGCAAGACATCTGAATGTTGACACCAAGTCAATCAGATACAGACTCAAGGTGGGTGGTCTTTATAAAGGGAAACACACCATTATCTTCTTATAATCTTTCCACGACCTCCGCCTAAAAATATCCCACAGGTGGCAGCGGAGTGCAGGTTGGATTCAATCTTGTGGCAGCAGCATTCTGTCAGTTCCGGATAGTCTGACCGATGTTCCAGGAGGAAATTCTGCAGATCCAGGCAACAGGCATCCGCCTTGCTCTGATAGTAGTATTGCATCTTGGCAATCTCATCCTGTGTTGCCACCTGGAGGTTTTCATCCTGGGTCTTTGTGACACCGAAATTGCCGATCTTGTAGGAAACCTTGTTTGTGACCTCCACAATGGTCTTGTATGCCAAATAATATTGGCAATGATCCACTAGGGTCTTGTAAACTCCATTTGATTCCGTCTCCAGGGTGTTGTTTTTGATGAGGGTCTTGAGTTTGGACAGGAGATCATCCCCAAGGATGCCCTTGAGACCTATCTCTTGAGCCTCCCGGAGGGATGGGAGGATGTATTTCCCGGACAGGTTGTCCGATGCGGAGGTCACACTCTTGACAAATGCCTCCGAAGAAAGGAGAATCTCTGCCATATCAGTTCACAATGTCCTCTGTGTCTCCACCAAGAGAGAAAGGTCTGATGGTGAGGACACCTCTTTGTCCATAAATCTTGTCATAGGCATCACAGATCATCCTCTGCACAGGCTGAATCTGTGTCCGGTTGTACAACTTGAAACTCTGCTCAAATTCCTCTGTGGAAAATCCGGTGTTTGCCTCGGATGTGAGTCCAAACAACAGGGGAATTGCCCGGAATGCGGTGAAAATCTGTGTCCTGGAGTGTTGAGAGAGTGCCTTGTATCTCTCACCAAAGTCCTCCATCTTGAATTCCTGGATGTCAACTGCAGACTCCTTGTTGGGATTCCATGCAGCAATCAGTCTGCCTCCATTGGTTGATCCGCACAAAACCTCATTCAGATCCCGGAGGATCTCTGATTTCATCTCCTGTCCGGGATCACCATTGTTGAAATTGATGATTGCGGAGGCAACAAAGTGATTGTTGATGTCAGACAGGTGGAATTCATCGATCTGTCTCTCAATCTCACAGGCTTTGACGGATGCAGCATACAGAGGTGCAGGATAGACCTGGGTGTGGACATTCTTGACAAAGAGGATGGAGGAGGCATGTCTGTCCCTCTCCTCATCAGATAGAGTCTCCCATTCCAGGTGGGGCATAAATGCCGGATAGACCACCACATCAGCCTTGTATCCTTTTCCCCATTTCTCGGAATAGTAGAACACATTTCCCTCCTTGTTTGTCCGGAGGAATCTCATGTCCACATAGTAAACCTCCGCCACCTCACCTGCCAGGTTGCGGATCACCTGCAGGGCAAATCCGCCATAGATCTCAAAGTCCTTTGCAATGTCCTTGACCTGTTCCCGGATGGTGTCACCTCTCCTGTTCATCTCCTTGTTGGTGAATTCCTCCTGGAGAGGAACAATGGTCATGTCATCCCCGGTGACATAATCAATGTTTCCATTGATGATGGATCTCAAGGTGGGGACATTGTTGTACAGATCCAGGAGATAGTCCGGATATGTGTTCCTTGTCCCCCACTCAACCATGTCTTTCCCGGAGATCAGTTTCTCTGTAGGGAGGACAATGTTGGTCTCAATGTAGGGATCAATGGCAGCAAGGGAGAGGACACTCCTCTTGGTTTCATCTTTCCGTTTCGTACTGCTCATATTGGATGTCTTTGTTGTATTCGCTTGGTTTGGTGTAGTCCCCAATCACCAGGAGACCGGATGAGACCGGGATCTCACCTGCCAGGAGGGTGTATTCATATTCCCCATCCGGGAGACCTGCAGGGAGTTCAATTGCCAGGTTGAAAAAAAGATCCGATGTCTGCAGATCCGTCACACCCTGGTTGATCTCAACCACCAGGTCAATGGTGGACTTTGCTCTGAACACCAGGTCTCCCTGTGGAGTCTCCCCATTCCTGGGGATGAACATCACCTGGGACTCTCTTGTATTCTGCAGATAGATCATTTCCTTTTTTCCTGTAGATATAAAAACCAGGTTTTCTGTAAAACAAGAGACCCCCAATCCCGGAGGATCGGAGGTCTCGGATCAGAGTGAGTGTGCGGATTAGGCAACCAGGGCATCCACGATGGAGGGATCAACCTCATAGGGCATCTCCAGGGAGTTGTCCTGGAGGGTGATGGTGTACCTGTTCGCATCAGACCTGGCAGTCCCGGTCTGTCCGTCACCTGCAGAGGCATTGACAGGCTCATCCTTGCCAAGATACCAATACTTGCCATTGGCATCCTTGACAATTGCCACCAGGTCACCCAGGGCAAGGGCGGTGATCTCCACTCTCTTTTGGGTCTCCATGCGGTTGAACTGCAAAAGGAGTTCAGAGGTCACAAAACGGACTCCGGAGGCAGGATCAAGGGAATAGGTGGAGGTCAGATTCCCGGTGTTCTTGGGGAAAGTGTATCTGTGGAACTTGGCGGATGCAGCCATTGAGATGGTGGTGATCTGATTGTCGGTGAGGGTCACCCCGGTCACATCATCAAAATTGGCAAGCAACACCTCAAGGATGCCACCCATGTTGGCAGAGCAGTCCCTGGCAAGTCCGGAAAGGGTTTGTATGCACGGCATGTCTTTCTGTGTTTTTTGAGGTTATGAAAAAGGGGATGGGTGAGAGTCCCACCCACCCCTTGATCTCGGTTTCGGTTTCAGTTCCTGTGGATTACAGGGTCATCCAATAAGCCTTGCCAGGGAAAGCCACCTGGACACCGGAGTTCCACAGAGCCTTGACATAGAAGAGTTCCTTGATGGAGTCATACTTGACCGCAATGTCCTCCTGGTCATTCTCCATGTCACAACCATATTTCATGTTGTCCGGGAAAGTCGCAAGGGCAACATTGTTGACCCCGGCAAGACCCTCGGTGAGGACAACCTTGGCATCAGTTCCCGGCAGGAAAAACTCCTTGGGGAAAGTGCCGGATTCGGCAGACGGATAATGGAACAGGTTTGCATTGACCAACTCCATGAGGAATGCCCTGTAAATGGCAGGGGAGACATAGATCTCCGCACCCCGGTCGAGGGTGTAGTCATCCATTCCGGCATAGAGTTCCTGGAGTTTGGCAAGGAAGGTGGTTGCACTTGCAGATGCGGTCACCTTCCTACCATCCGCCTGGAACACCTTGATGAAACCATCAATCCACTTGAGGTTGGGATCGGAGGTGAGGGTCTTGTCACCCTGGAAAATGAGGGTGTCAATCTTGCGGTTGACCTCGGCAATAAAGCCGTCAATGATGTACTGCTCAAACGGCAGGGATTCGGCATTGGCATTGGCACGGACAAGATACTCCGCCCACTTTCCAATGAGTTTCTTGGGGCAGATTGCGATCAGCACCTCAATCCAGGCAGTCTCAATCTCTCGGTTGGTGAGGGTCACATCCCCGGCAGGATCAAGTTCGCACACAGAGCCATCCTGGAGAGTAGGGGCAACCTCCAGGTAATTCAGATGCTCCTTGAGTTTGATTCCGGTCTGAATGCCGATGCGGTTGCGGATGCTGCCACCGACAAGACCAAAGTTCTTGAGCAGCAGGTCACGATTCTCCTCCACATAAGCCGGGAGGGAGGTCACGATGAAATTTGCAGTAGGCATGATATAAAGGTTTTGGTTTGTTGCTTTGTTAGCAATCCCAGGGATTGCGTTTTTTCCGTTAAATATCAATCCCAGGGAATGTGTAACATTTTCACTTGGCGGACATGATCCTGGCAAGTCTGTCAAGACCCTTGTTCCCGGTCTTGGACATCTTCTGCTCCTGCTTGACCTCCTGGTGGGCAGGTTTCGCTGCAGACATCTTCTTCATCTTGGTGAGATTCGCCTTGAGGGAATCGTTCTCCTCCTTGAGGGCAGCATTCTCTGCCTCCAACTCCTTGATGCGATCCTCAAGTTCCTGGATGCGGTCTTCGGTCTCATCCATTTCCGGTGCGACCTCTGCCTTGTCATCAACGATCTCGGTGACCTTGCCATCGGCAACACGGATGACCTTTCCGTCCTCGGTGGTGTAGTCTCCGTCCGGTGCAGGATTGCGGTTGCCCTCCTCATCGGTGATGTAGACTGCATCTCCCTCCTTGAGGTCTTCCTCTTCGTTGTCCCACTCAAGTTTGCCCTTGTCTGTCTGAATCATCTCGGAGTCAACCTCTGCCTCGGCATCCTTGATTTCAGCGACCTTTCCGTCAACAACAACGATCACCTTGTTGTCCTCGGTCTTGTAGTCACCATCCTCTGCCGGAGTCCGGTTGCCCTCCTCATCTTCGACATAAACGGCATCACCTGCCTTGAGATCCTCTTCACCATCCCAGGAGATGATCCCCTTGTCGGTGGTAACGTTGCCAAACTCCTGCAGAATCTTCGCAAGAGCAGCCTTGAATCTTGAAAGTTTGCTCATGGTATTTTTATTGGGTTTATAAAGTTTCCGGAATGCTCCGTCCAGGAGGTCAACTATCTCCTGGATCTCATCCTTGTCCTGTTCCGGCACAAGGTCGAAGACACCCTCCAGGGAGAATCCCCTGTACGTTCCTGCCTTGATCTCCTGCCACACCTCATCGTTTGTCACATGGAATTCCCCGAAGAGAGACCCGTCTGCACATTCATCAAAGCCATCCACCTGGATGCCATCTCCCTTGATAAAATACTGCACCATCTGCACATCATCCACATCAGATCCCTCCTGGTGCATGAGGTTGACATCATTCTGCCTCCCCTCCAGGAGATATTTCTCTGCCATCTTGCGGATCTCATCCGCCTTGTAAATGACATAGTATTCTCCCATCTTGGAGTCTCTCCTGTAAATAGGAAAATCCGCCCTCATGATGCAACCTCTGATGAGTCTTTTCTCCTCATCCTGGATTGCATAGAGTTGCATTTTCCTGGTGGCATCAAATGCCTGGAAATTGGACATGACTGCAGGGTCATCCACCAGGGAAATCTTGAACATCCCGGTCTCCTCATCGGAGATGACTGCCTGGTACACCGGGATGCCTCCTATTGTGACAATCATATTGAGTTTTTCCTGTAGATATAGAAAATTGAAAATCTGTAAACACCGACAAAAGACCACCCCTATTTCACAACAGGGATGGTCAGCTATGAACAAAAAAAAGAGTTAGAAAGAAGATTCTGACACCTGGGTCTTGATCTGATTCTGTGATGCCTCAATGTCAGAGGCAAGGATGTAAACCCTTTGATCAGATGCCATCTGATTGAGCCTGTCCTCCTCGGATGCGGAGGTCACACTCCGCACATTGGACACCTCTGTGGTGAGGGTTGGAGCAGATGCAACTGCAGGTGTGCTTGGAGAGTCGGATGATGCAGATCCGGACACCTTGGTGGACTTTAGTTTGGCAATCTGTGCAATGCCGGATGCAGTCACCGCTGCTGCTGCTGCTGCACCCACAATCTGACCATAGGGAGGAGGGATTGTCTGTGATGCTTGCATGAATGCTCCTATTGCTCCGGAGATGGTGTCAATGGTGGCTGCAGCAATGCGGAGATTCTTGATCTTGTTTGCATTCTTTTCGGAGTTCTCCTCATCATCCTCATAGAGGTCTGCTATAGATCCCAGGATGGAGGATGTGGCGGAGGCAACCCCCTTGAGCAGGTCTTTCTGTGCCTTGGCAGTTTTCTCCGCATCCTTGAGATCCTGTTTCCTCAACCTCTCTTTCTCCCGGATGGCATTGGTCTCAATCTCCACAGAGAGGTCTGCCCTCTGCTGATCAAATGCCAGGTATGCATCCAGGTCATTCCGCCCCAGGGCATCCTGCATGAACTGCTCCAGGAGAGAGAGTTTCTTTTGGTTTCCCTCCGCCTGGATCTGATATTCCTTTTCCGCCCTCTCCCTCTCATTCTCCACCAGGATGGAGTTCAGTTCCAACTGATGTGCAATTGCCTTGTCAAGATTATTGAGTCTCTCCTCGGATCTCTTGACTGCAGCCTTGTTCGCCTCCTCCTCCGCCTTGAGCATGGCAGCGAGATCCGCCTCCATCTGCTTGTCAAGTTCCTCACCAATCTTGTCTATCTCTTCCAGGAAACCATCCTTGGCATCCTTTCCCAGGTCTTTCCCGGCATCCTTGACCTCTTTCTTTTTGCTCTTCGCCCCGGAGATGAATGTGTCTGCAACCGCCTGTCCTGCCTGGAAATTTTGCTTGAATGAGACACCGGATTTCATCTCCTGTCCGAAAGCCTTTGCAGCATCACCAAGACCCTTGACTCCCTGTTCCTTGAACACCTTGATGGCAGCAACCACACCCTTGAATGGAGCAATGACAAACTGCATGATGGCATTTCCAACACCCATCACCCCATTGATGACCTTTTGGATCAGTCCGTTGGAGGTGACAAATTCGGTGACCTTTGCAATGACATCTGCCAGGTATCCGGCAAGTTTGTCTATGATCCCGGAGAGAAAGTCCATGACAGGCTGCAATGCTGCCAAGGCTTTCTTGAGTGCTGCCATTGCAGTCTCATTGTCCTTGAGTTCATCCGCAAGTTTGAGGACAACCGAAACCAGGAGTCCGAAAGTGGCAACTGCAGGAGACTTGGCAATCCCCTCCAATCCGTCTTTCATCCCGTTCAGACCACCTCCGACTGCACCCAATCCCTTTCTGAACACATCAACCTTTACAGACATGTCCCCAAAGGCATCCTTGATGCTATTGGCATAGTTGCCCACATTCCTTTGGAAATTGCCCTGCAGGGCATCCATGTCCTTGAGTTGGTCATTGATTGCCTTGATCTGACCACCCAGGTCTGCTCTCCTGGCAGCATCCTCTGTGGATCTGAATTCCTCCTTGAGTGCAGCCATCCGATGCACCAGGGAGTTGTAGGAATCAGATGCCCCGGTTGCAGCCTTGGCAACATCCTCCATAGAGGAGGAGGTTGCATACATGGCATCTTTCAAGGCATTCTGATTGACCTTGAGTTCCTCCAGGGTGTCCTTGTATTCCTCCGTCCCCACCTCAAGGTCTCCAAGGTTTTCCTTGAGGATCTTGATGTTGTTACGGAGGTCATTGACACTCTTGACCGCCTCATCAGTTCCTATCTTGAGAATGGTGATTGTTTCCTCCATATCAGTAAGATTGTCCGTTCAAATAGTTGTCCTTGTCCTGTACCTGTACAAACTCACACTCCACAGGATCAAAGGTTGTGAGTGAATAGTTGCGGATGGCATTCAAGACCCAAAGGGAGTTGTCATACCAATAGAATTTCCGGAGGAGTTCCTGGGTGACCGGGATTCCGGCAAAGTTCACCCTGCAGGTCATCACCTTGGTGTTGACATCATACCTGTCAGAGATATATTTTTTCCAACCCCTCTCATAGATGGTGCAACCCTCTGAATGCCTCACTCCGGGAATATCCATCTGATGGGGAACTCCGAAATCCAGGGAGTCCTCGATCACCGCAATGTTTCCGTAGTTGTACCTTTGGAAAATGGGGATGTAGAGACCGTCCGTTCCCGTCCCTCCTGCCCCAAGCAGCCAACAGGGGACACCATCATTCAAGACATCCATTGCAGGGACATCATCCGTAAGTTTGAAATAGTCATACCTGTTCCAACCCTCATGGAACACCAGGATGTCAGATCCGTCCAGGGGTTTCTGATCTGCAGTCCGGAGTTCCAATTTCCTTGCAGAGTTGATGTCATATCCCTTGTAGTTGGGATTCTCGTTGTAGTATCCCAGGGTTGCGGAGTCCGGAGGACAGGAGATGTCCGTTTCCAGGGTGTTCCCGTCCGGAGACCAAAGTGTATATGTGTTCCCCTTGTCCAAGAATGGAGACGGTTTGAACACCTGCCCCTGCAGGATATAATTGAAATACCTTGATCTTGCCAGGATGGTTGCAGCATTCTTGAACATAACCGATTCCATCAGATTCACGGAATCCGCATTGAAATCAAATCCTGTGTTCACCCTCTGCATCCCATAAGGAATGCCCTCCACATTGAGATACTCATCATAGAAAGCACCACCGACACCCTCCAACATGAAATCATACCATTTCGCATCAAAGACAAGAGGCTTGATGGAGATTCCCTTGGACAGATCCACCCTCCTGGTGAGGTCAATGGTTTCATCCTGGTAGAGGTCATTTCTTCGGAGGATGGTCACTTTCTTGGTGGCATTGTCATATGTGAAATACAATCCGAAGATCTTGCAGAAAGAGAGCATGTACTCTGCAGGAGTCCTGGATGTGGACAGGAGCATTGCCTTGGTGATGGCTGCTCCGGATCTCAAGGATTCGGAGGATGTGTATGTGATGGAGTCAGCGGTTGTCCCTGCAGCAATGAATGTGGATGCAGGTGTGTATCCGGTATCATAGTCCACATACATGGTTGGTGTGGATGTGCTGCCATCACCGGAATATGATGTGTGTGTGGTTGTTCCTCCACTACCACCCTCTGATACCTGCTGAAATCCGGAATAGACGGAAACCAGGATCTTGTAGTATGCCACATCCTGTGCCTCAATGGTGAATCCCAATTCTTGTGGAATCTCAAAGACACCTGCAGACACCTTGTTGAATGTGGAAAGACTCAAACTCTCATAGTCTGCAGACCATGCAGGTGTATATCCGCATTGCGCTGCAACTGCAGACATCGTTCTTGACCCATAGGCATGCACCTTGATTTTGCTCCCACCCACAATGGAGTCATCAGATCCGTATGCAACCGCCTGGATGAAGATTGCAGAGATGTGGGAGGTGGTGTTTCTGCCATATCGGTAGGATGCAATTGGAGACAGGGAGTTGTATGCGTCTGCCCCGGATGGCATGTTCCATCTCATCTTGCAATGGAGATTGGCAATGACCTTTGTTCCGGACGGGACAGATCCGGTGACATCAAACCTCCCCACCTCATTGCCGGATGTAGCGGAGGAGGACATGGTGGGGGAGAGGTCTCCGGACACCTGTTTGATTGACCCAATGGAAGAGATCATTGGTAGGGTCATCCACAATGCCCAATATTTGCCGAAAGTGGAATAATCCGTGACCACACTTGCATCCACCTCATATCCACCATTATTTGCAGGGTTGCAGATGGCATTCCAAAATGCTTTCATGGAGAAAACAGGTCTCTGCAGATATGACCGGAGATCCTTGACCGCCCACTCATCCTGTGCCTCCGCAAGATTCACCAGGGCATATCCCGCCTTGATCGTGTAGTCAACGCCACCGACAAGTTCCTCAACTATCTCACCATTCACCTCCGTCTCCACCATTTCCCCACCGACATTGATCGTGTCCTGGAGACCCACAGAGGATGGGACAACAAGAGCCTTGTCCGGAGAGAAATTCCCCTCCGGAATGCCATTGTAAGCGGGAGCAAAGTTGATGACATCCCACATTGCGGGAGGATTGGTCAAATATGCGGTTGGGCTTGTTGTTGTCTCCTCCTCTCCCTGGCTGCTCCAACCACAAACATTGAGAATGGTTGTCCCTGCGGGAATAAGTATTCTTGTCAAATCACCATCCCGGAGGAAAGTCTGCAAAACATTGCCATCCCCATCCATCGCGGAGGCTAACACCCCGGAGGATGGATAATTCCCTTTTACAACAACAGATGTCTGACCAGCGACATAATAAGTGTTGACCCAAAATTGTGAGGATGTATTGATGACATTACCTGCCGAATTAAGTGCTTTGTATTTTGTGGATGATGAGGGAGTGAGCAGAGATCCGTCATTTCCTTTCAATTTATCCCAAGCCAAAAACACCTCCTCTCTTGTGATGCTGAAATTCAATTCCGCATCCGGATTGCTTGTCCCCAGGTAGTCAAGATCGGCAAGAGTCCTCTTGTTTCCGTTTCCATCATAGGATAGTGCATAAAAGAATGAGCCAAGTCCGCCATAGAGGGTGACCTTGTACTGAATATCCGCCCCATTCCTGGAGATGGAGTCAAGTTTCACATATCCGGATTCCAGGATGTGACCCATCTCATCATAGATGGTGAATGGAGTCTTTTGGGATGCATTGAAATCCGTTCCTGTGTCTCCTCCTGTGTTTGAGATCCTCCGGTCAGTCTTGAAATAGTGACCAAAGATCTTGTTGTTGTTTGCAGTTCCCTTGATGGTTATCTGCTGACTGAAAGAGTTTTTGACAATGGTGGGATTGGACAGGTCATCCATCTGATAGTTGAACAGGATGAAAGACTGATCATCCAGGTCAACCAATTGGTCTGCTATGTATAGACTGATTTTTCTCCTCATGTTTTTCTTGCAAAAAAGATTCTTGACCCATTCCAGGATGGATCTCAACCATTTCATCATCTACGGATTCT